GCCGCCGTGTGCGTAGCCAAGTTCTGCTCTGTCGAAGCCTCACGTTCCCTGAGGTCGCTGAGAGACCTCAGGAGGCCCTCGATGACCGTATCGAACTTCTCTCCAAGCTGTCTGAGCTGGTCGTTCGTGGCGTTCTCTGACTTGTCGATACGCTTCTCGAACGACGTTGTATTCGCTCCGACGGCCTCTTTGGCCGCAGAGAGAGCCGCTGCGAGGCTGTCCAGCGAATCCTGTTTCTGCTCGACTCGACTGTTCTCGACTAGGTGCATCTCCCGCGTTACGGCACTGAACTTTACCTCCACCAGCTCCTTGAGGTGCCCGATCTCACGCCCTAGCGCCTCAATGGTGAGCGCAGTCGGATCGGGCACGGGTTTGAGGTCGCCGCAGCGCTGGTCCATCGTCACTTCTTCGGTCATCATTCCTCCATTCATTGGTCTTCGCGGACTACGATCTTTGCAATTCCGCTCGGACCCTCCGAAAGGGAGATGGGCGCAGGCGTGAACTCCACTGACTCGATTGCTCCTTGGTAAACTCCGGCGAACCTATCCTCAAAGGTGGCCCGCTCATTGGCGGTGGCGTAGAGAAACTTCAGAGCCGTCTCTGGGTTCTCGTTCCACCTACCGGCTTCCGCTCCGCTCCTACAGTCGAGGGAGTAGGTGTGCTTCTTGTTCTTGACGAAGTTCCAGACGACGTTGATGCCCTTCACCACGGGAGAGATGCTCTTTGTGTAGTCCGGGGTCATCCCCAGGGTGGTCTCAATGGAGTAGCCCTGCTGATCTATCGGGAAGCGTGTTTCCTGCGAACCGTAGGCAACTCCATCGGCCGTACCGTACACACCATCTATCAGCCAGCTCAGGGGCCTGACGGTGGCACCGTCTGGAAGAACGTCGTGCGACACGGATGCGTACCTGAAGTCTTTCTTCATGCTACCGGTGTGGAAAGTGGTAGGTGACTGCGTAAGCCAGCCGATGTCGTTGTATCCGCCCGAGGTGAGTGCCCAGCCAACACTGTGGTTGTAGAGAACCAAGCCCGCCGTCCCGGCAGCCGTCACGTTGACGGGGATAGAGAAGTGCGTATCATCTATTCTCGTTGCCACGTAAGAGCCGTTGATGGAGGGAGCAGAGTTGCTTCCCGCAATGACCACGACCTGAGCCGTGGCGGCGAGTATCCCGTGGGCTGCTGACGTGGTGACGATGGTGGGCGAGGCCAAGGTGTTCCCCGTAATGGTGAGAATCTTAGCGTCCTCGCCCCTGGAGTAGGGAGCAAACAGCCTGCCCCCACGATAGGCTAGGGAGGGGCGGAAAATAGATGTGCCTAGGGTTGGTGACGTTGAGATTGCATCGGCAGTCTTGTAGCGGATGACGACGACGCCCTTGCCGCCAGCTCCACCTACGCGCGTCGTCCCCGAGCCGCCGCCACCACCACCCGTGTTTATGATTCCGCCTGCACCATTCCCCGTGCCCTGTCCACGGCCGATCCCCCCGCCCTGTGATGCAGCGCCGCCGGGACCCGACCCCAGCATACCGCCGCCACCCCCCCCGGAGTACCCGGTTGACTGGCCAGAGAGGCTAGAGACTATACCGATGCCACCGTGCCCACCTTGTGGACGGGAAGTAATAAGGCCCTGGTCGGGGCCGTATGCCTCACCAGCCGTGTTCGCCGCGAAGGCCCTGGTATGGTAGAAGGTCCCCGGAGACAGGCCGGTCAGAGTGCTCGTGAACGCTCCGGTCGTACCGGACTCCATTGTGTGGGGCTCGGCAGTCGTCGGCCTTGGATTCGTGGGGGACCAACAGACGCCACGCGCGATGATTCCCCTGCCACCATCGGAAAGGACATTGCCGCCGCCAAGAGCAGTCAGACCATCCGGGGCGGAAACCGCTGGAGTTGTTAGGACTGTTGGGATTGTGGTCCCATCAGTAAGAGGAGGAGGAGGAGGAGGAGGTGCTACATAGAGCTCATACGTTACGGAAACGGTCAGTTGGTCAATATGGACGTGGACCGCATCCCCGGTAGTTCTTCCGACTGCCGTATTTGTCACAAGATAATTCGGATCATTTACTTGTGCGGGGGTCGGCAGCCCAGAGTTGTAGTAGGCGGTGGCCCACCTCCCGGATACGGCCCCCGTATCGTAGGCCTTTTCCCGGGTCGTTAGGCCTGTCGTTATATAACTTCCGGCACTACTTCCCCACCAATAGACGGCCACTTGCATCCCGATAATTGTGGCGTCGAGAGGAATGGCAAAGCCATGGTTCCAGGCAAGCCCCGCCTTCTCCGAGTCGTTTTCTCCAAGGCTGCATATAGCGAGATAAGAGTCCATAGACTGAAGGAAGCTGGGGCTCCAGTTGGTCCACCGCTCCGAACAAGTTGTCGCCGCAGCAGTTTTAGTTACAGTTACTGACATTAGCCTGCCTGCCCAGCTTGTCCGGCTCCGCCCTTGCCGCCGCCACCGCCAGCAGGATAGGGAGTTACTCCGCTAGCCCCAGTAGCGCCACCCGCATAGCCCTGCCCGCTCGTTCCAGCGCCACCAGCCTTAGTGCCAGTTGTCTCGGCCCCGCCGCCGCCGCCGCTACCCCCGACTCCACCGACCGTATTCCTCCGGCCGCCCGCGCCGCCGCCCTTGGCCGTGCAGGAGCCGAAGACGCTATCGGCTCCGACTGTGCCGGAAGCGGCGTCCACTGCCCCGCCAACACCCCCAACGCCAACGGTGACCGCCATGCTTCCGCTAAGCTCCTGCGCACCAGCCAGGTAGCCGCCGCCACCCCCGCCACCCGAGGAACCTCCACCGCCTCCGCCGACCACAAGAACCTCGGCCTTGATGGGGGAGAGCAGGTTGCCATATTTGTCAACGCGCGGAGGACATACCAGTGTTCCCGAGCCCGTAAAGGTGTGAACCGTGTACGCTCCAACCTTTGCGATGACGCCGCCGGTAGGCATCACGTTGCTTGCCGTTTCGGTAGTGATTCGCGTATCAGACCCGGCCCCAATGAAGTCGAAGACGTGGGAGTGCCCGCCGTCGTCGATGTCCCAGCGCCAGCAAGCCCTCTCAGTGAGGAAGTACTCATCCTTGACGCCAATACATGCCGCCCTGATCCTGTTGTCGTTGCTGAGATCGGCGGGAGCTTCCGTCTTCTCTGGCTCGTCGCCGATCTCAAACAGAAGGGCCGACATTCCACCGGCAAACCTGTAAACGGCACCCTTACCCACGCCGTCGACTCGACTCTCAAAGTATCCGCCAACGTCGACGTTACCGAGGTAGCCCAAGGCGCAGGTGGCGATGAGGCCCGCCGGGAACTCGGCGGCTTGTTCCGTAACCATGGTCGATGCTGTCGCGTCATAGGTCAGCTTATAGATGTACGACCTACCGTTCTGTGCCACCACCCAGTACACGGCGTTGCCTGCCGACACCAGGGCCTTAGACTCGTTCGTGCCGTTGAGGAAGGCGGGAACCTTCTGCGTGTATACTCCGGTAACAGAGTCCACCAGTCCCGCCCCGAGGGCTGTCGCCGCGAAGAGGAAGCCTCCGTTATAGGCCATGTGCTCGATGGGGGAGGTTGTGCGAAGGTCTGTGGGGGTGGTCGCCCCGAACTTCTCGAAGGTTCCGACCGCCGTGCCCTTGTTGGACCAGATGCCCCTTGAGTCGCCACCGGGGACGCAGAAGTAGAGGCTTGTACCATCAGTAGCAAACCCGCCTATCGTGGAGTTGATCGTGATGCCGCCAATGGTCGCGCTACTCCACGTTTCCCCGTCATCGTTGGTGTACTTGAGCGTGCCAAGAGCACCTCCCAGCCAGACGTAGCCACAGGCCGAGAAGATGGGACCAGCGGTGTTCATCGCCTCGGTGCTCACTACGGGACGAAGCAGCTTGAGCTGCCCCTTTGTGGAAACGTCAACGTAGGAGCTTTCGAGGTACCGGGAGTACACCGATGACTCGGAGTCAAGAGTCTTCTGGCCCTCACCCTGCACCCAGTCAAGGTGCGTAATGGCCTTGTCGCCCTCGGTATCCCTTACGTCGTACTGCCCGCCCGGCTGAGTCGGAGTGGACATAGCGGCGTTGAGGGGCACGTTGGGAGAGGTCGCGGTATGAAGAACCGCAGGCTGGGTCTGATCGAACACGTAGCCAACGGACTCATCGTCCTTATCCGTGATCCGAAGGTCTGCGCCCTGAAGCGTCACCTCGACATCCAGGGAGGCATACGGTTAGCGGCTACCTGCAACTGGTACCGCATAAGCCATGCCTGCGTGCCGTCAGCAATCTGGCGCGGCGAGAGGGTACCGACGCCCTGCGTGTTGACAGCGATGTCGGAGCGGATGCGGGGAGCTATCTTCTGCGTCAGGAGGTACCAGCAGGCATAGGAGATGATGGGGTCCTTGGCCCGCAGGGGCAGTCCTGCCGTACCCCCCAGCGAGTCGGCGGGGAAGACGAGTGGCGATGGTCTATTTATGCAGCGCACTCGCATAAAGCCTGTCGGCGCACTGAAGAAGCGCAGATTCAGATGGTCGCCGTCGCTCAGCCATTCGTACTTGGTGCGGGCCATCTTCGTGTAGGCCCCCGTAGCATCGGCGCGGGTCTCAACGGCCGTGATGAATTGCGTCGCCGCTGGCATCGCGTACTCGTAGGTATTTGCCACGAGAGAGACGCTGGTGTCGGCCTTGGGCACGTAAAAAGCAGGGAAGAGGTTGTTGATACCAGCGTTCACCGCCTGCGCGACAAGCTCGTCGGTCCAATAGGCGTGATTGAACTTGGCCGTCAGTGGGACGGTTTCGTCGGCCGCAGTGGTAAATGCGATGACCCCCGAGTCGAAGTCCATGGTAAATGCCTCAGTTGCCACGCCGCCCACCTCGACTACCCAAGCACTGTCATCTACTATGTACCGGGCCAGGGGGGCGACGGTAAAGGATGTGGTCGTCCCGTCGCCAACGGCTTGCCACGAGCCGAAGGCGGTGTGGTTCTCAAGCTCGCTGTTCACAAGCCCGATGAGGTCGGTAAGAGTTGCTCCGCCGGTATCGGGTACATAGATAGGCATATCAGACCACCACCACGTAGCCACCCAGACAGACGTTCGTTGGGTTAGTCGCCCAAGTCGGGCAGACGAGTTTCATTTCGAAGAGGTCCCCCTCAACAACGTTGATGTCCAAATCCGAGTTCGAGATTCTTAGGATCGTGGCGGACGCCGGAAAAGTTTTGACCAAAATGTCGGTCGCGTTATTGATTCGAATGTAAAGGCTGACATCTTCGGTAGAGCCCGCCGTTGAGGAGAACCAGGAGACGTAGATTTTCGTGATGCGGCCTGCTACGGGCAATTCCTGCTGACACCGAGTGGCTACTGTGGGGGGCGCATAAGCCGCTAGAGCGCCGAAGTAGTATGGGGTGGCGTCCAGCGGAGCTGCGAGTATCGAGGCGACTAGGGGAATTACCACGCCTTTGTCGCGTCTCCATAATCCCTCGTCGGCGTCCGAAATAGCGATAGGAGTGGGGTAGTACACGGGGCTGGAGATGTAGCAATCCTTGAAAGTTGCACCCGTGGTGCCGGTCTTGACGATGAAGAGGGATGAATTCGTCCCCCAGAATTCGCAACTATCGAGCACAAGTCCCGTATAATACACTGCTCCCGAAGTATGTGTGAAGTGCAGTACGCCTCGCGCATTGGCAGTCGGGTAAAATAAGAAGAAGCAGTTGTTCCACGCGATGTTGCTTATGCCCGCTATGCCTGTTTCTACATCGCTATTCAACCCGACCACCCCGGTACCCCCGGTTCCAAGTTCGTAGTGGCAACCGTTGTGGATAATTCCCCGGTGTGCCCAACCATTCGCAAACTCTTCACAGTAGACTTTGCCCTTGAAGTAACAGGCGTCGAAGACGATACTATCTATGAGCTCCCCACTCGTCTCGAACCTTACGCCTACACCGGATGCAGGCTCTCCGGCAAGGGGGTAGCCAAAAATGCAGTTCTGCGCGTGCCA